ATTCGCGGGGTCGCGAATCTCCTGAGCGCACGGCAGCTGTTCATCCACCGCAGCTGCACCGGGCTGATCGACGAGATCCAAGGCTACATCTGGGACGCCAAGGCGCAGGCGCGCGGGAAGGACGAGCCGCTCAAGGTCGACGACCACGGCCCGGACGTGCTGCGCTACGTCGTCCGCATGCTCACGCTCTACGGGCCCGGGGCCGGCGGCTCGTCGCTGGAGGCTCCGATGACACGCGGGACGCTCTCTCCGTTCGAGTCAGGGCACGACGATGAGGATCGCGAGGAGGAGGTCGACCGGCAGAGGATCAGGTCGCTCGCCTCCAAGATCCTTCAGGGCAAGGACCCCGACACCAGCCAACTGAGCGCGGCCGAGAGGGATGCGCTCGATCGGATGCTCGAAGAAGCGAGCGACGAGGACGCGGGCGGCGGACTCTGGAAGAGGCGCGCGTGAGCCTGTTCGACCGGCTGAACCTGCGCGATCGACTTGGCCTCGGTACCGCGCGGCTCCACCGCGAGTTGACCGAAGCTCGCACCGAGCGCGACACCTACCGGGCGCAGGTCAACGACCTGGCGAACCGACTCGATTCCCTGGAGGAGGGCCTGCTCTCGCTCGGCCGAGATCCCGATGGCGAGCTGACCGGCACGCAGGACCCTAGGCTCTTCCGGACCCTCATGGGATCGTCCGGCGGCCGCGACTTCGACGAGGCGAAAAGGCTCGACGTCCTCAAGATGGCTCACCGGACGTACGCGCTCCGCGGCTCGGCCCACAACATCGCCGAGCTGTACGTGGACTTCATCGTCGGCGACGGGCTCGAGCCGAAGGTCAAGGACGACGACGACAAGGACCTGGCCAAGCTCCTGGACGAGATCTGGGCGGATCCCCGCAACAACCTCAAGCGCGATCACGAGCAGATGGTTCGCAGCCTGATTCTCGAGGGCGAGCGCTTCGGGCGCGCGAACCTGAGCCTCCAGTCCGGGCAGCTCGAGATCGGCTACATGCCCGTTGAGCAGGTCGTCGGGGTCGACAAGGACCGCCTGGGGCGCGACGTCTTCGCGCGGATCACCGAGCTCGCTCCCGGTGGCCACGACAACCTCCGCTTCTTCGTCCTGGACAGCCTCAACGAAGACATCGAGATCGTTCCGAATCTGGCCGCGTCGGATCCGAACGCGAAGTACACGATCGTGGAGCGGTCCACCGACCCGGCCGGAATCGTTCAGAGTTCCTCGATCCAGGTGGAAGGGCTCGTCTTCGCCTGGTTCATCAATCGGCCCGAGGGGGCGACACGCGGGCGCTCCGAGCTCACGGAGATCCTGGACTACATCGACATTCACGACCAGCTGCTGTGGAGCGAGGTCGAGCGCGTCAAGCTGCTGAAGACCCTGGTTCTGGACGTGAAGTACAACGGGCTACAGCCCGGCCAGGAGACCCAGAAGCTTCGCGAGCTGAAGCTCCTCAGCATGCCGCACCGGCCGCGGGTCCAGATCCACAACGAGCAGGTGGAGCTGCAGCTGCTGTCCGCCAAGGTCGACGGCGATCAGAGCATCGCGCGCCTCGAGGAGACGCTGGCGCTGAACATCTACGGCTCGAAGGCCTTCCCCGAACACTGGAGGGGCGCCGGGAGCCGGGCGAACCTCGCGACCGCCCAGGCGATGGAAATCGTCCCGATGAAGCGCATGCGCCGAAAGCAGCGCGTCGTCGTCGACGCCTTCAAGCGCATGGTGGACATCCAGATCGCGTTGCGCACGCGGGCCTCGTCCACCAAGAACATCCCCGAGGACTACGCCGACCGATACGAGATGAACCATTCGGAGGTCGGTGGCAAGGACCGCAAGCGCGGCACAGAGGTGCTGAAGGACGTCGTCCTGGCGGTCACCCAGGCCGTGACGGACAACGTGATGCAGCCCGAGGCCGCCAACACGATGATCATCCAGGCGGCCCGGGAGGCGGGCTTCGATCTCGACAGCGACGTCGAGGGCCTCCCCGAGCAGACCAACGCCATGGACCAGCTGGAGCTCCTGCGGCAGCGCGCCGCGGCGCTCGGCAAGGACGCGGATGACGAGCCCGAGCCGAGAATCAGGGGGGCGCGCGATGCCGCGTAGCGCCCAGCTCGTGCGGCAGAAGCAGCGGCGGTACGCGGCCGAGCTCCGGCGCCTGGAGCGCGAGTCTCTCCGAATCCAGCAGACGGACTTGGTGCGTATCCGCCGGTTGCTCGCGACGTTCTTCCAGGACCTGGCCGTGGTCGCTCCCGGGCAGTTCGAGCTCACGCAACGGACGGGCGCGCAGGTTCTGGCGGCCCTGCAGGAGCGCGTGGCCGACCTCAGCGCGGGCATGTTCCAGGTGATCACGGACGGCATGCGTCGCGAGGTCGCGGTCGCCGACGCGACGATGCGTGCCTACGTCGCCACGTTCCTGCCGGAGGGCGCGGGGATCCCGATCGTCGGCGCCGACCTCACGCTCCTGAACACCGCGGCGCAGTTCTCGGCCGAGCTCGTCGGCCTGCGCCAGGGCGGCCTCGGCGCGCAGATGCTCTCCAAGGTGAATCGCGAGCTCCGTCTCGCGGCGCTTGGCGGCCAGGGGCGGATGAGCGCCATCGACGCGATCCATCGGGCCCTGGGGAAGCAGCGCCCGTGGTTGTGGCAGGCCGAGCGGATCTATCGGACCGAGACGTTGCGGATCCACAGCATCGTGAGCGACGCGGGGATCAAGCGCCTGAACGAGATCACGCCGACCGGGAAGGCGTGGATGTGGTCGGGGATCTCGCGCGTCGAGCACGCGAGGATCGACGGACAGACCGTGCCGGCCAACGGCAGGTTCAAGGTCCCGCTCCCCAGCGGGGGAACGGTCTCGATGTTGTACCCGCGCGACGGGGAAGCGCCGGCGGCCGCGACCGTCAATTGCGGGTGCTTCGTGGTCCCGAAGGCGCTGGATCAAACAGTCGCCGCCGGCGATGCGCGCGCGGCGGCATAGGAGTCAGAGATGCTCGTGACCGAGAAACAGTACGTGGAGGTCAGGCGCGGCGTCGATCTCGACACCCGGATCAGCGAGGTGCTGTGCACCGATGAGAAAGTCGTCAAGCACGTCGGCGACGTGATCTCCCGCTTCCTCGCGGGACGACAGAAGCCGATCCGCGTTCGGGGCAACGGCCCGCGCGGCAAGGACGGGCACGGAACCCTCGGCGTCGCGATCACCAGGAAGTACGTGCACACCGTCATCGGGCGAGACCCAGAGAACCCGCGCCGGAGGAGCGTGCAGAGCCGCGAGGAGATCAAGGCAGGCCTGGAGCACGTCCTCACGGCGAAGATCGAGACGCGCGACGACCTCGGCCGCACCGTGGACCACGACACGATGAAGCCGATCGAGCCCTACCTGCACGTCGTGTTCAAGGACGGTTCGCAGGTCGATCTCCCTCTCGACAGCTCGAAGAAGACCGCCGAGGCGGGAGAAGGCACGGAGTAGCAGGTGTTCCCTGACGAAGGATCCATCCTCCTCGAGGAAGACGGGTCGCTCCAAGCGATCCTGATTCGTGAGGGCGTGTCGAAGAACGGCAACCGCTGGAGCCGCCCGATCCTCGACCAGATCGCGAAGCTGGCGAAGGGATTGCCGATCCACTTCTACGACATGAGCGAGTCCGGCGACGGCAGCTTCACGGGCCACTGGGCCTCGCTGCTGCGCCGATTCCCGGGACTCAATCGGTTCCTCCCGGAGCGGATCGCCGAGGCGGAGATCGGAAGGATCGCCGAGGCCTGGGTCGACACCGATGCCGAGGGTGCATTCGTCAGGGCGAAGATCATGCCCGGGACCAACGCAGGCTGGTTCCGCGGTCTCCTCGAGCGCGCGCGAGCCGTGGCTCGTCGCGTCGGCCTGAGCATTCACGTCCCCGCTGACGGCATCAAGTCCGTGCAGATCAAGGGCGGCGGCGTGGACGTGCAGGAAGTCACGCGGATCGTCGGTTGGGACGTGGTGTCATTTCCGAGCGCCGGAGGTGCCTTCGAGTCGGTACTGGAAGCGCTCAAGGAGGCAACGATGAAGGGACTCGTATCGAGGCTCCTCCGGCTCGTGCGCGACAAGGCCAAGCGCACGGCGCTCGAAGGGAAGGCCCCGAAGGGCGAAGACCTCACGATCGCCGCGCTCGTGGAAGGGCACGGCGAGTGGGTGACGCAGCTCTTCGAGGCGCTGTCGGTCAAGGCAGAGGCCGCCACGAGAGGGGCGGTGCTCGAGGCGCTGTACAGGACGGCGCCCGAGAGCGACCCGGCGCCGGCGGGTGACCCCGGTCAGGGTCAGGGCGCGGGGCAGGGTTCCGGCGCGGGCTCGGGCAACGGCGGCGGTGGCGACGCCGGGGCGGGTGCGAGCGCGGGCAGCGGTGGAGGCGCCGGGAGCGCGGCCACCGAGGGCCTCGCCAAGCGCATCGACGGACTCGACGAGTCCGTGAAGAAGATCCTGAAGGCCAACGGCAAGTCGCTGATCGAGTCGGTCCTCAAGACCGCGGCCGCGACGCTGCCCAAGGGCCTACAGGAGTTCCTGCGCGGGAAGCTGACCGCGCGCCTCGAGGCCATGGGGCACATCACGGAAGAGGAGGCCTCGGCATTCGTCGCGGACCTGAAGAAGGGGCTCGGCGAAGGCCAGAGCGCCGGCGCCGGCGGCGGGCTGCTCGAGAGCGGCCGCGAGGCGGCCCTCCGGCTCACCTCGCCCCAGTACACGAAGGGGCACCACGCGCTCGCGGCCCTCGAAGCGCTTCTCGAGGGGAAGCCGCGCGGCGCGATCCTCGACAAGGATGGCAAGGTCGTCGCCCACGTCGACGCGTTCCGCGGCATCCGGCACGCGTACAGCGTCCTCACGGGCGACCATCAGTGCGAGGGCCTGGAGTTCTACATCCGGCCCAGGCGCGAACGGCTCCCCGGCGCCCTCGAGTCGCTCGACCTGCTGGACGTCTGTCACCACCCCCAGGTGCGGTGGATGCTCAGGAACAGGGCCGCGGGGGTCACCGAGGAACAGAACACCACGGACTTCGTGGCGATCCTCTCCGAGTACCAGCACAAGCGGCTGGCCCGGGAGTACGCCGAGCAGCCCATGACGTGGCGGCTGATCGCGAGCCCGGAGAACGTCACGGACTTCAAGAACTGGCGAATCCTGAAGCTCGGCGAGTTCGGGAACTTCGCGAACGTCGCGGAAGGCGGGGCGTACCTCGACATCGGCGGCGCCAACGAGCCGACCGAGGAAGAGATCACGCTCAAGATCGTCAAGCGCGGCGGGCTCTACATCTACACCTGGGAGATGATCGTCAACGACGACACCCGGGCCTTCCAGCGCATCCCCGGCAAGCTCGCCCGGGCGGCGGCGCGCACCCTGAACGAGGACGTGTGGGACGTCCTCCTCAACAACGGCAACTATCAGGTCGACGCGACCGCGATCTTCCACGCGACCCACAACAATCTGGTGACCACGGCCCTCTCGCTGAACAACCTGAAGACCATGCGTCGGGAGATGGTCCAGCAGAAGGACATCGACGATCGCGAGGCGGGACGCGTCGTGCCGCGCAACGTGTTCGTGGGTTCGACGATCTACGACGCCGCCTACGAGCTGATCATGTCGGACCGCAAGCCGGTGCTGGTCGGCACGGATTCCAACCAGGCGGCCGGGACGGCGAAGTCGCTGACCTTCGACAACCAGAACGTCCCGAACATCGTCCGGGGCGATTACGGCCTGCAGCTCCACGAGGTGCTGTACTTCGACGACGTCGACGCGGACACCTACATCATGGCCGCGTCCCCGGACGAGGCCGAGACGGTCTCGGTCGGCTTCCTCAACGGCAACCAGACGCCGAGCCTGTTCGTGCAGGACATGCAGAACGTGGGCTCCTTCTTCACGAACGAGAAGATCACGCTCAAGGTGCGGCACATCTGGGACGCCGAGTGCGTGGACTTCCGAGGTCTGCAGCGCGCGATTCCTTGATCGCTGACTGACGGCCAAACCCCCCTGGGGCGGGCTCGCCAATCACGGTGGGCCCGCCCCCCATAGGAACCGATGGCGAAGACCAGCACGGAATACAAGGCGCAGGCGGTGACCCGGCTCGGGAACCTGGAGTCGTCGTCCAAGCTCCGGCCTCCGGACGCGGCGCAAGACGACGCGCTGGCCGACGCGAAGGACACACTCGACCGCCTCCATCCACACGTGCGGATCCACGAGATCGTCGGCGACAACGTCAAGCGCCGGTGGGTCCTCGAGGACGAGATCGCCAGCTGGAGCAACGGCACCGAGCAGATCATGCGGCTCGAGCTGGTCACCGATCCGGGGACCGACGAGGAGCTGACGACGCCGGTTCCCGAGGAGAACTGGCGCCAGGAGAAGAGCACAGACGACGAGGACGTCCTCCGGCTGTCGAGCCCGGTAGGCGATCGAACCCTGCGGATCCACTACCGGACGCCGTGGGTGATCGACGACGACAACGCGGATGACACCACGATTGCGAACACCCTGGACGAGGGGTTCATCAGCCTGATCGCGAGCAAGCTGGCCGCGTGGGTCGCGCGCACCGCATCGGATCAGGAGGACGCGAGCCTGGGCGCCGATCAGATCGACCTGGGCGGGATCGCCAAGCGCTGGGCTAAGCGCGCCGAGGAGCTCCGCGCGGCCGCCGACGAGGTTCTGAAGCCGCGCACGCAAGACGTCGCCGGCGCCGGCGGAGCGATCGAGTGGGAGCCCGACTCCGAGCTCGGGGACTCCCGGTACATCGGTCATGGCCGCGGCGCGGGATGGTTCTGAGATGCTGAGAGCGACGATCGATGCGAGCCATGCGACGAGGCTGCCGGCCTATGCCGCGCGGCAGTCGAGCGCTCTCCATACGAAGCTCGAGCGCGACGTCGCGCGGACGCAGATCGACGCCGAGGGATTCATCAAGACCGGCACCCCGGTTTTCATGGGCGAGGCGGTCGGAAGCGTCCACAGCAGCGAGCCGCAGGTCCGGACGTCCTCCGGCAGCCTCGAAGTCACCGGTTCGGTCGTCGCCACCGCGAGCCATTGGCCGGTGATCGAGCTCGGCCGACGACCGGGACGCACAGCTCCGCCACTCAGGGTCATCGAACGCTGGGTGGAGTTGAAGATTCGCCGCGGGCAGTTCGATCTCGACGCCGACCTCCGGATCGCGAGCCGCCGGCGCAAGGCCTCGGTGATCAGGTCGGTAGCGTTCGTGATCGCTCGCGCCATCGGCCGACGCGGCATGCCGGGCCGCAAGATTTTCGAAGGTGCCGAGACGAAGTACAAGCCCGTGCTCGAGGCTCGCATCCGGCGCACCGTGGACGCCTGGGCGCAGAGGTTCTGATGGGCCCCGACGCCATGGCGGCCTTGAACGGCAACGCGGAGACGGCCGGCCTACCTCCGGAGTTCCCCGGCAACAGCGGCCGCGAGGCGAACGGTGCGGGCGCCTACCTCGCGAAGGAAGGCACCTGGAAGTTCTTCGTGCGCGGCGAGCTGAACGTCCAAAACCATGTCTCGGGCGTGATCTTGTGGCGAGACGATTACGTCATCCCGACCGAGCGGGACCGGCGCTACCGCCCGATGCTCTGGGCGCACCGCAACGAAGCGTTGAACGGTCCCAATGGCCCGGCCGGCATGCCTCTGAGGATCGTGCTTCACCCCTACGACCTCGGGGGCTCATGGGGCATCCACCGCACGCTGACCGAGGCGGACGTCCCGACGAACGACTGGCACCGGATCATCACGGCGCCGTTCCTCGCGACCTCGGCGGCCTACAAGTTCGGCTTCGAGACCCACTACGCGGGTGGCCTGCCGAACTTCTCCCAGCGCACGTGGCTCCTGGATCTTGTGCAGATGGAGGAGATCACGGGCGCCGACGTCGAAGCCTTCCTGGCGAAGCTGAAGCCGATCATCGAAGCCGTGGACGTCAACGTCGGCAAGGTCTACACCGAAGAGAAGTTCTGGCAGTCTGCCAAGGTCCTCGAGGAGAACGGCGTCCTGCAGCTCGACGTCCCCGGGCTGTTCGATGACCCGACGCGTCTCGGGCAGAACGTCACGCGGTTCTGGCTCATGCAGCCCGAGATCACCACGCTGCCGCTCACGAACGGCTCGGACGAGTGGCGCGCACGCGTACGCCTGATCGGGTTCTACCAGTGGGAGAAGGGCGACACGCAAGCCGCGGCGCTGCGCCATGCCGCCACGGAGATCCTCGGGGCCCTGTCGCGCAAGACAACGGAGTTCGGGGACCTGTGCACGGGCCCGAACTACATGGGCTACCTCGCCGACCGGCCGCGGTGGGCGACGCCGGTCGAAGCCGGGGAGATCAAGGGCATCGGGTTGAAGGGCCACCTGGTCCAGATCGATGTCGTGTTCCACGAGGAAGTACCGCACTGAGCAGCTCGAGATAACGGGCGCCGGAAACGCCCAGATAGGAGGTTCGGACGATGAGTGGCACAGCAGCCGACCAGAAATGGGCATTCCGGCGTGGGACCGCGTGGGGGACCGCCGTCCAGATCGCCGCCGAGGACGAGATCCTGATCTCCAGCGAGAACCTGAGCGGCGGCGTCCCCGAGGACATCGCCGACGAGAACGTCGGGGACTCGCTGTCGCAAGGGTCGATGCAGGGGAACGTCGTCGCGCAGGGCGACTTCAAGCAGACCGTGCGCTATCTCGGGTTCGAGCGCCTGCTCGCCCTGTTCATGGGTGCCGACGCCGTCACGGAGACCGAGGCCGGCATCGCGTACGAACATGTCATGCCGTTCAAGCCGACGAACGACGGCTACTACGGCACGATGATCAACGACGGTGGCCTCGGGGGCGCGCGCATCTGGGAGCGGCCTTCGCTGAAGCTCACGAAGCTCGACCTCAACCACGAGGAGAGCAAGCTCATGGCCGGGTGGGGGACGGTCTTCGACCAGGTCCTGCGCGGCGCGTCGGCCGCCAACGACCAGACGAACCTCGATGCGGCGACCGCGCCCTCTCGCGCGCTCATGGCGATCTTCCAGCAGGTGCAGGTCCTGCTGAAGCAGATCACTGGCGCCGAGGGGAACCTCGCGCCTGGCGACGAGTTTCTCGTCACGAACGCCCAGATCACGCTCGATCGGAAGCAGACCGGGGACTACGAGTCCGGCAGCAACGCGGGGCGTACCGGAGAGCCGACGAACAACGGGTTCCCCGAGGCGAAGCTCATCCTCACGATGGCGCGATACAAGGACCAGAACGACGACATCGCGCAGCTCGCTCAGGCCCAGAACGCCGACCGCGAGCCGGCGAAGTACAAGGCCCAGGTCATCTGGACCGGCCGGAGCATTCCGGGGACCGCGACGGCAAAGAAGTACCGGCTCGCCTGGGACTTCCCGCACCTCATCATCCCCGAGGACTTCACGATCAACGTTCCGGGTCCCGGTCAGAAGATCCCGGTGACCATCCCGTTCAACATCAAGACGCCCCAGGAGGCCGTCAACGGCTCCGACTGGGCGTGGGTCGTCGCCGGCGCGGATCCGTTCCGCGCGCGGCTCCAGAACAGCGAGCAGACCGCTGGCATCGCGCAGGGCGGCTAGGACCAGGATCGCCAGGGAGGTACAGCATGCTGATCATCCATCCCTCGGGGGGCCGCATCAGGCTCGTGATCGACGAGCACGGCCTGGTCGGGAAGGAGCTCGCTCCCGGCGAGGCCCCGCCCGACCCGAACGACACGGTCTTCCTGTGCACGCCGTGGGACTTCGACGACACCTACGCAATGCCGATCGGGCAGAACCGCGAGGGCGAGGGCCGGCAGCGCTGGATGGCCTTCATCCGGGAGCGCGGCGCGAAGAAGATCGTCGGCTGGGAGAACGTCGTGGCATGGGTCGACGGCAGCGATCCGCCGCGCTACCTCCCCGTGGAGTTCGACCCCGAGTACCTCACGAACGGTGTCATCAACCCCGGGGTCGTCGGCGCGATCCTGATCCACCTGATGAACCGGCACGGAGCCGGACGGGGAAACGGACACGGGGCCGCGCTGGGGCCTTCCGGGACTTCGCGGCCACCGAGGCCGGCTTCTGGGAGAGCTACCGCGGCCCCAGGTCCTGCGGCGCATGCGCTGAACAGCGAGCCGAGGCCGGCCTAGAACTGGCGTCGGACGCGGATTGCCAGCGGTGCCCGCTGTACTGGCACTCCAAGGAGAACCGCATGCCGGAGGGCTCGGGCAGGGCGTGGACGGCGTTCATGGGCCTCAGCCGCCCGTCCGTCCGGAGATTCGGCCTGCAGCGGGAGGTCATCGAGGCCACGGCGGGCGCGATGACCGGGCGTGACTTCCTGGACTTCGTCGCCGAGCTCGACGAGATCGATGCCGGACTGGCGGACCTGAGAGCTGCGAAGGGCACGTAGATGGCGAACGTCCAGCTGGTCCTGACCGTACGGGACGACGGCACCGTCGTTGTCGATCGATTCGCCCGGGTCACGGAACAGAAGCTGACGGGGATCTCGACCGGCGTCGAGCAGGCCGCGAGCCGATCCGCGGCCGCCACGCGCCGGAGCTTCGACGACGTCTCCCGAGATCTCGACCGCGTCGGCAGCCGGATCCGGACCTTCGGCACCGACTTCTCCTTGCTCGCCTCGGCCCCCGTTCTCGCGATCGGTGCAGCATCGACGAAAGCCGCACTCGACTTTGAGAGCAGCTTCGCCGGAGTCCGGAAGACGATCGATGCCACGGACGAAGAGCTGGGCCAGATTCGACAGGGGATCCGAGATCTCGCCGCGGGTCCCAACGCCATCCCCATCGAAGTCAACGAACTGAACCGCATCGCGGAGATCGCCGGCCAGATCGGCGTGAAGGCCCCAGAGCTCGTCGGGTTCACCGCGACCATCGCCAAGCTCGGAGCCACGACGAACCTCGCCGGCGAGCAGGGCGCGGTCGGGCTGGCGCGCTTCTCGAACATCATGGGGACGTCCATCTCCGATAGTGAGCGCCTGGCGTCGACCATCGTCGAGCTGGGGAACAAGTTCGCCGCGACGGAAGGCGAGATCCTCGAGATGGGCCTCCGGATCGCCGGTGCCGGCCGCCAGCTGAACCTGAGCGAGGCCGACGTCCTGGCCTACGCGGCCGCGCTCGCGAGCGTCGGGGTCGAGGCCGAGGCGGGCGGGACCGCGGTCAGCCGCACGTTCATCGAGATCGCCAAGTCGGTCCGGACCGGGGACGAGCGGCTCCGGACCTTCGCGGAGACCGCTGGGCTCTCGGTCGAGGAGTTCCGGACCCTGTTCGAGGAGGACGCCGCAGAGGCCGTGCGCCGCTTCATCGAGGGTCTCGGCACCCTCGAGGAACGCGGAGGCAACGTCTTCGGTGTCCTCGAGCAGCTCGGGCTCGAGAACGTGCGCGTCCGTGACGCTCTCCTCCGCTCGAGCGCCGCGGCGGACCAGATGACCGCCGCGCTCCAGCAGGGCTCGGACGCATGGTCCGAGGCTACGGCGCTCCAGACCGAGTTCGGGAAACGCGCGGAGACCAACGCCGCCCAATTGCAGCTGGCTCGGCAACGCATCAACGACGTCGCGATCGACCTGGGGGGGCAGCTCGCCCCGGTACTGCTGCGCGTCGCCAATCTCGGGGCGGACTTCGCCCAGGCCTTTGGCGAGATGGACGAGGGCACCAGGGATGTCGTCATCGGCGTCGGCGCCGTCGTGGCCGCAACGGGCCCGCTGCTCATCGTTACCGGGACGACCATTAGGCTCTTCGGCCAGGCCTCCGCCGCCACCGGAACGTTCAGTGCTGCGCTGCTCCGTCTCGCCCTGATGAACGACACAGCCGCGGTTGCGATGGCCAGGACCACGAGCCTCACGACGGTTTGGACGTCGGCCACGCTCGCGCAGAAGGCCGGCATGGTGGGGCTCGTCGCGACTGTCGGGGCGCTGAGTTTCGGACTCGGTCGGCTGTTCTCCCAGCTCTCGGGCATCGATGCCGCATTGGAGAAGATGTTCGAGCGCGATCTACAGAAGGCACCGCTTCCCAGCTCGATCAACTCGCTGGAGGTATCGGTCGCCAGCCTCCGCAAGGCTGTGGACAAGGGCTTGGTGGTCATCACCAACGAGCAGGTTCTAGCGCTCGAGGCCGCCGAAGGGTTGCTCAAGAGGATCGCGGAAGCGAGCACCAAGACGGTCGTGATCCCATCCGGTCTTCGCACGCCGCCAACCTTTGCATCTGGCGCTGACCTTTTGCCCAAGGAAGTTCGGGATGCCGCTGAGGCAGCTCGACAAGCGGTTGAGTCCTTCGCCGCGCCTCTACTGCATGCCCAGAACGAATTGCGTGCTCTCTCCCAGCGGTTCCCCGAGCTCGCCGCCACGTCTGTTGCCGCTGGCGGGACGACGGTCGAGCAGCTCGAAAGGCTCAAGAAGGCCGTCGCGCTCGTCGACCCGGACAAGGAGCTGCAGTCGCTGACCGCGCAGTTCCCCGAGCTGGCGGCGGAGATCGTCGCGGCGGGCGGGACGACCGAACAGCAGCTCGCGAAGCTCAAGGCCGCGATCGCATCGACGGCCGACGAGGAGAGGCGATTCGCCTCCGCCACGCAGCAGGCCGTCGAGGGCCAGGCGGACCTCGAAAAGATCCTCGCATCGCTCGGCCTGGCAACGGAGGCGATGGGGGAGCGGTTCGCCAGAGATCTCACCGCGCAGGTCGAGCTCGCGGTGGCGCAAGGCGTGGACCTGTCGTCGATTCTCGAGGCGCTCGGCCCCGACATCCTCGCGATGGGCGACGCGGTCGCTACCGCAGGCGGTACCGCCGGCGAGGGACTCCAGAAGCTCATCGACCGGGTCACCATTCTCAAGGCGCTGAGAGAGGATTTCGAGCCGCTCGCGATCCCGGGCTTCGAAGGAGGGGAGTTCGAGGCGCCGACGACGCCGGATTTCGACCTGGAGGCCTTCGAGAGGTTCAACGGGCTCGCCCAGGAAGCCGCCGAGCCGCCGGCCACGGACCAGTGGCAGGACTTCTTCGACGAGCTGATCGGCTACTCCGAGTTCTTCGTCGAGACGATCGGCGAGCACTTCGGCGACCTGGCCAACCAGGGGATCAGCTCGCTGTCCCATTGGGCGGGCCAGGCCGTGGTCTTCGGACAGGAAGCTGCCGGATCCTTCGGCCGACTCATCAAGGGCGTCGCCGCACAGTCGATCGCCCTGCTCCTGGAGTGGGGGCTGCGGCGGCTCGTTGTCGGCAAGCTGACGGCCGCCACCGTCGCGAGCGAGGCCACCGCGGAGTTCGGCAAGGCCTTCGGGCTCACGTTCGCGAACACGTTCGCCTCGATGTCCGCGGCGCCGTTCCCGATCAACCTGACGGCCCCGGCGGTCGCGGCGGCACACCTCGGCCTCGTCTCCGCCGGCACGCCAGGAGCTGCGGCCGCCGGCGCGGGTTTCGGAGCCGCGCTCGGTGGTGGAGCAATCGGCCTGCGCGAGGGCGGGCTGACCAGGCGTGAGGGGCTGTTCCACCTCAGCGAGGACGATCGCCAGGAGGCCGTGCTGCCGCTGGAGGGGCCGGCTGCTGACCACGTCGCGAGCACCCTCGGACTCACCGATATCCAGGACGTCCTGGCTGACCTCAGCTCACGGTTCGAGCCGCCGTCGGCGCCGGACTTCAGCGACGAGATCTCCCGCTTGCGGGCGACGGTCGCCGCGCCAGTTCCGGAGGTCCTGACGATCACCGGCGGTCCGGGCCGCGAGAGCGTCGAGTCACAGCGCGCGATCGTACGCGCCATCGAGACGCTGGTGAACCGCGGCCCCGAGGTCGCGATCTCGTTCACCAATGCCGCCCCGGTGCTCTCGGAGGAGATCCCGCGCCGGTTCATCGAGGCGATCGCCGAGGAGCTCGAGGCGCTCATCCGTCGCGGCCGCATCGCGCCGTTCTCCGGGAGGAGCTGATGGGGCGGCCGCTCATCCTGTACGGCGTCGAGGAGCTGGACAACCACAGCTTCGAGGACGATGCCCCGGGTCCCTTCGTGCCCACGGGATGGGACGACTCGCTCGGCTCGAATGAGATCCTCGAGGTCACTACCGCAGAGTTCCACAGCCCTGGGATCGGGTTCCCATCGACTCAATCCGTCCGGCAGAACACCCTCAGCGGCGCGGGCGGGAGCAAGGCGGTGTTGCGTCAGCGCACGGCCGCCGCCGATGCGGTTGGATTCCTGAAGCTCTACGGGAGCGGAGAGATCGCGGCGGCCGCGCTCCTCAAGGGCGTGGACCAGCGCGCGCTCGACAACGCGTCGATCGCAATCGAGCAGTATTCCGGCGGGACGTCGGCTCCAGGAAGCGGCGTCTTGCTCGCCCCTGCGGCCAGCCGTTCGATCGTCGCCGGCGCGGGCCCCTGGTACCTCCGGGTCGCTGCCGAGACGATCCATGCCTCCGCGGCCTGGGTGGACGTCATCCTGACCTACGACATCGCCGTGGCGGGCTATAACGCCGCCTCGAACGCCTACTGGGACCGCGTCTACGTCGGTGCGGTCTTCGACCTGGTGGACAAGGGCTTCCGTGAGGTCAGCGACCGGGTGCAGACCGGCGTCGCGGTCAACATGGGCAACAAGGTAGCGGAGGTCGTGAGGTTCACCGCCGCGCAGACGAGGCTCGATCTGAGCCTGCGGAACGTGCTCGTGAACCACGGCACGATCGACCCCGGCGCGAAGCGCTTCTCGGCGTGGCTCGGGAGCCCGTACGTTGGTCGAGTCGTCCTCTGGGTCGATCGTGACCGCTCGACCAACGACGCACACCACTACACCCACGCCTACCACGACGACCAGCTGCGCGTCGACATCCGGCCCGGAGTCGAGTACCGGCACTATGACTACCGGTTCAACGTCAACGGTGAGGTGCCATGAGCTACCTCACCCAGCGCGACAAGCTCACGGGCAAGGACGTCGTCGTCGCGTACGACTTCCCGAACCTCGAGACCCGATTCGTCACGGACCGGAGCGCAGCGGGGCTCTCGCATCCTCCCGGCTGGACCGTGTTCTCCGGAGCTATGCCGGAAGCCGAGGACGGCTCTACCTACGACGCGAAGACCGGGCGGCTGCAGGTGGGTGGGCAGTCGTTCTGGGCCCCGGATCTCGACGAGACGGTGACGGCCTGGCTCAAGGACCACGACAGCGCGGGCCTGGCGCGGGCCACCGTGGTCATGCGCGCCGGATTCCGGGGAACGCCCGAGGCTGAGTGGCCGGGCCAACAGCTGGTGCTCGAGGACTACGAGGTCCAGGGCCGGCACGGCGGCGGCTACCGATTCGTCCTCGGGAACGTGCTCGCGGCGATGTCCGCTGGATTGTTCGAATCCGTCTCCGGCGGAAGCTTGAGCCTCGACACGGAGACCCAACCCTCCGGCCTTGACGTCCTGGCGACGACGATCGTTCTCTCCGGAGATCCATCGGACTGGCCGGCGAGCGGTTACGCGCTCCTCTCGGACACGGACGCGAAACTCCAGGAGATCGTCAGGTATGGGGCCAAGGCGATCGTCGGAGAGAAGTGGGCCCTGACGGGCGTCGAGCGGCGCGTCTTCGGGGTGGGCCAGTCCCCATATGTCTTCCCGGTGACGGGCAACACGAGCATCACGGCGGTGTGGGTCCTGCGCGGCGGGGTCGGCGAGCTCGCGCTGCGGACGCTCACTACGACAGACGCAGCCGGGGCGTCGACGCCGGCCGCGGTCGGCAGCAACCCCTTCCTCGAGGACTGGATCTCGGACACGAACCTTGACGGCTGGGTGGAGAACATCGGAGCGGGCACGATCGCGCGCGAGGACATCGAGCACGTTTGCGGCTTCTCGGCGGTGAAGATGGTCCGCACGGTCGCCGGGACTCTCAGCATCTCCCGCGCCTTCGGGGCGGTCTTGACGCCGGGCAAGTGGTATCGGCTCACCGTGCTCGCGAAGGCCGGAGCTACGTTCGCCGATGGCCTCGGGATTCTCGTTAGCAACTCGACCCAGAATGTGCACCTAGACGACGACGGGACGGGGACCGTCTGGACAGGAAGCGCGACGCTCCATGCTTTCGACCTCGGGGTCGACGTCCGACGCGCGACAATCGTCTTCCGCTGGGATCCAGGATTCCCCGGCGGCGACGGGCTCTCGGTCCAGATCCACAACAACACCGGAGGCACGGCGAGCACGGTCTGGGTCGACGCGGGCCCCGGGCCGATCCTCGAGGGTCCATTCGACTCCGCGCCGAACGGTCCCTACGACGCCGGCGACGGTGATGGTCTCGGGATCGACGTCGACTTCATGAACATCGACCACGCCGAGAACATTCTCGCGGCGTATTGGCCCCATCCGGCCTTCGACAACGCTGGCCGCGCTACGTCCGGCGATGCCGCGTTGTTCGTGGAGTCGGACTCGATCGACAACGTCCGGGAGTGGGTCGAGGAGCTCTTGCGATCGTTCGGACTCCGTCCGGTGGTCGATTCGTTGGGCCGGTGGAGCCTCGACAAGCTGTTCCGGGTGCCGCCGACCAACATCGCAATCGGTGAGGAGTGGGTCTCCCAGGACTACCGGCCGAAGTGGTCGCGCTCGTTCGCGGACGCCGTGAACAGCGTCACCTTCGGCTCGGACTGGAACGCGGCGGAGAACGAATACGACCGGCAGCTGCCGGCGGCTGTGGACGACGATAGCGTCGACGCCTTCGGGAAGTCGGAGCCGATCAAGCTCGAGACGCGTGGGCTGCGAACCGGCCGGCTCGGCTTCCCTGACCTGAACGGAGAGACCATCGCCCGCAAGGCGGCGACTCGCATCCTCCTGGAGCTCGCCAACCCCTCGACGCCGATCGAGATCGATGCGTTTCTGAAGTACAAAGACGTATCCCTGCTCAACACGGTCACGGTGCTCATCAGGAGCATCCCCGACCTGCAAGCTGGAACCAGGCAGACCACGCCGCGAACATTCCACATGGTCCGGGTCGCCCAGGACCTGGCGCGCGGCGTGGTTCGACTTCGTATCCGCGAGCGCCGCACGCTCAACAGACCGGCGATCGTCGGACCGAATAGCCTGGCGGGCGTCACCTACGACACGGCGACCGAAGGGCAACGCGAGTTCTGTTTCGTTGCACCGGACGAGAGCGGCTTCGCTGACGGGTCCCTGCCCTACACGGTGCCGCCATGAGCGCCCTCCCGTGGGTCGACCTCGCGGCGCTCGTCGGCAACAACCCAGTGATCGAGGCCTACCTCGACGACCTGCACAACAACCAGGAGGCGCTGATCACCCAGCAGCTCGCCTACAACTTCGCCGAGGTCACGGAGGCCGGGGCGGCCTACGTCACGAAGGTCAACCAGGAGGCTCCGATACCGCCCGCGGTCGCCACGCTCCAGGGAGAGGTCCTGCTCGAGGTCCGCTTCGAGGCCTGGGTGACCGGTGGCGGGACGGGGAAGGTCCAGGTCCGACTCGGATCAGGGGCGTACGTCGAATCCATAGACATCGTCGTGGCGGCTCCTGGCACGACCATTTCGGTGATCATCCCGGACGCGCATGTCAAGGCTGCGATCGGACTCTCGAGCCTCGAGACACAACTGAAGATGGTCAGTGGAGGCGGAACTCTCCACGTGCGCTACAACGGCGGCGCCACACAGCTCAGGCGGGAAGCATGACCTGGGTCGAGTGGAAGAAGCAGCACCGCCGCCCGGGCACGGAAATGGATCCGCGCTGGTGGCAGGTCGTCCTCCAGCGCCAAAGCGAGCTGCGCAACCGTCCAGCCGTGACACCGGAGATCGACCTTCTCGTCGAGAACCCCGTTCCAGACACCTGGTATCGGCCGGAGGAAACGGTCGTTGGCGACAGCT